CATCCCTCTCTCATTTTTGCACTAATGTTCTTGCTATCATTAAAGCCACGAGTTTCTGCTCGTATCCAACGATGCTTAAATCCATCAGGCGCAGGTGGTGCGTCTAACATAGATGGGGGAGCCCACGGTTTACGCCTAACCGACTTCTCCCTAGTTGTTTCAGCGCGAGAAGTTCGCTTCACAGTATTTTCAAACATTTCATTTTGTTCATCAGCCATTTAACTTACTCCTTCACGTGTTTCGCGTATTCTTCAATTGGCACACCCAATCTTTTAGCTATTGCAACTTGGCTAGGGGTGAGTCTAACCTTTCTATTACTAGTGCGCCCAGTCGTTGTGCGGGAAACGGAAGCTACCGTCTGAGCGGGTCGTTTGCTTCCCCCGTTAAACTTGTGCGGAAATTCTTTCTGCACGCGTCTATCCAGTTCAGTATAGTACTCATCGGACTCCGCGTCAAACCCTTCATCCTCAATCATTTTTTTATGAATACCAAATGCTGCATATGTCATAGCCTCATCTTGACCAAACCAATCATTTTTTTGTGCCCAGGCCTCTGCTTTTGGAGAGGGTCTACGAGTAGCCATTTGAGAATATTGTTGTTTATTTTCAGCCATTTGTTTTTCTTCAGCGCTGCTTTGCTGCTTAGCATTTAGCTCCTGCTGTTGTTTAGCTTGTTCCGCTCTGTCATTTTGAATAGCAAGGTTTGTCATTTTACGCTGTGCCTCTACAACGCCCTGGGTGTCGTTAAGCTCCATAGCTTTTTTCATCTCAGCTTCAGTAGCTTGTAATTCTGACTGCACTCTGTTACTAAATTCGCTAACGTAATTAGTATCCAGAGTGTTCATGCGTTCTTTAAGTTGCAGGCTTTCTGCCTGGACTTTTTGTGCATACGATATAGCTTCTTCTCTTTGACGCTCTGCCTCTCGCATTTTTTTAGTCAAACGATCTATACGTTTTTGTGTTGCAGATTCTGCTTTTTCAAAGTTGTCTGTTTGTTCTGTTTCGGCAACTAAGAGTGTCTCTTCTTTCTTATCACCCTCAGGTACCTCAACTTCGGTGTCTTGCTCTTGCTCTAATTCAAGTTCTACTTGTTCTTCTGCCATTGTATACTCCTAGAAATGCAAAATGTCTTCGGGCTCGAGTATCTTCGCAAGGACCTCATCATCGTTAAGTATCCTTACCTCGCCCCCATCTATTTTAAAACGTGACCCGGCATATCGAGCGAACATCACCCAATTACCGGCTTCACACCACGCCCCCGTAGGAAACTTCTCTTTGTCCTTATAGGCTAGACTACCGACTTTCAACACATATCCAACCTGTGTAGACACAGTATTTTCTTCGACAACATTATCCGGCAGATATATTCCGCCTTCTGTTTTGCCTTTACCTTTATAGGGTAAAATTAAAAGTCGCCACCCAGTCGGGGTTGGCATTCTTTCTAAAAGTGTTGAACTTAAAGCTTCGGGATTTAAAACTTTATCTTTTGCATCCACGTAAGCTTCCGCTACTGTTTCTTTATTCATTTAAACGCTCCTGTTTATCTAGCAGGCCCTTGAGTTCCTGTTCCACGTGATTAAGAGCAGAAAGATTGCCCATCATCTCACGATATTGCTCCATGTTTTTTATCTGGTCAAAAAGAAGTTGCTCTTGCACAAAAGACTTACGGTCATCAATAATTCTATAAATGGCCTGTGCCAGTTGTACTACGTCCAAAAACTTACTCCAAATAAACTTAACCTAGTATTATGCGAAAATATAAGGGTTGTCTAGTTTTTTTCGAAGTGAGGACCATCGATGAACGGACGGCGCGATTGAGAGCGTCGTAAATCAATATACGCATTCATGGCCTCCTCTGCCGTGCCTTCCCAATCACGAAAGTCATCAATATGCCATGCGGCGCCCCACCTAATTTTAGTGCCTGTGCGTACTGCCGCTTCTTTCATAGCATCAGCTATTTCATCATAGACCTGAATTTCCCAACACGGCGATCCGTCTTGGTACGCCATTAAATCGACGGCGTGTGCCGTGCCGTCATCTTGTAACAAGTGCTTTGACTTCATAGTTTGTGAACGACCCGTAGCTACAAGTTTCTCTTGTTCTGTAATAGTTCGGGGTCCATAAATCACGCCAAAATCGACGGATGTCAGCTCAATCGCCTTTTTTACTGTCTCTACCAGATCGTTGCTTACGCCCTCTAGTTTGGACAGACTCCTGTTTGATAGTTTGAATGCCATCTTTTTTCTCCTGCTTTTTGTGGACAAAATCAATCCACTCTTTGTTCATATCATAGAAGTATTGACAATATTTACAACGCAAACTTCCGTCTACGTATTCCATATCGTGCCCACAGACATCACACGTGGCGGTGTTTATTTTGTTAATCCTTTTTGCTTCTCATACGTGCGAAGTCCCCCGATTCCAAGCATACCGCCCAAAACCGTTAGAAGCGTACCCATATCGAACTCGGGAAGCTCCGGTAATTCCACACCGGCAATCGCACAACCAAAGATAATTAAGTCTTTGAGGATAAAATGATATAGGAAAGCAAACGCACAGCACCAACCCACTGCCGGGCGCCATCCGCCCTTAAACAATGAACCCGACGCCGCTTCGGCCTTGTTAACTTCTATTTGTGAAAGCGCAAGCTCTTGAGCGTGTTTCTGCCCCATCGTGGCTATCTCGTGTGCCAACTTTGCTTTTTCGTCCTTGTCTTCTATAAATTTATCAAGAAGACCGCTTACAGGACCTATGAGAGATTGTAACATAATTAATCCTTTGGTGGTATGGGTCTACCGGGCGTGACTGTCCCGTCAGGATGATATATTGGTTTTGTGTATTTTATACCACCTTTTTCTAGTTTTAGTTTCTTTGCATCCTCTGCAATAATACGAGGAACACCATAAATGTTATTTTCTAAAGAAGCTAATTGTTTTTCCAAAGACTTTAACTCTTTGTCACCACCGCCTAACTTTTTCTTTTGCCTACCCCTATGTGTTAAGGTAGCAAAATCTCCTCTTCTACTTGCTGCCATCTTTTAGCTCTCCTCCTTTTGATTCTTTGTTTATGAATACGGCAAAACTTCCTGTCATCGCTCCAGTTACAACCGATATCAGAGATGCCATCTGTGTGCTTAGTTCTGGTTGTGCTAACGCATACTCTATGCACCTTATGTAAACTAATGTCATAACAATCATCATAAATCTGGGAACTATTTGCCATCTGTTAAGTGTTTCTGGTGTCATTTTTTAAAGCTTTCATTTAATGAATCCACTACGCTGTCTATATTAGGTTCCTGACCCCCCGGCTCATATTTGCATTGGAACTCTACGGGACACTCACCCTCTACAACCAAAGTATAAGTATCATTTGCGCCTTTGTATAGACAAACGTGTTGTCCATTCTTGGCTTTTTTTCTTTTATATCGTCTGCACGTTACGTATTTTGGATCTTCACGAACACCGCGTCTAATCTCCTGCTCCCAAGTCCAGTCACTAAATTTTTTTAAAAAACAGCTAAAACACTGAATAATATTTTCTGATTGTGCTAAATATATCACACCTTCATGTGCACAAAGCCATTCAAACGTCTCTTGACCGCCTTGTTTACGTACACACTTACTCGAACCATCCCCTGTCAAGTCCCATAAGGGAGTAGACGAAGAGGCCAAGAAGACCCAAGCCAACAGCAAGCACAACGGTAAGTGCCACGATGCCGATAACCTTTTCTCTAAATATCTTTTTATCATATATCTCCTGCTGCCTACGCTTTCGTATCTGCCCTTCCATACGTAATAGCTCATCCCACGCAGCCGTTCCGTGCGTAAACTTAATAAACTGTTGTAACTCGTATCGCTGCTCTTCAAGCTTCTTTTTTGCTGCAAAAGCCTCGATTGCCTCTTGTTCTACCGTGCCCCCACCAAATACTTTACGAAACATAGTAGGATTCTTTGCCGATTTATGCGCCGCATCCACATCAGACACAGCACCCATCCATCTTGACAGATCCTGTGTCATAGATTCCAAATCGCGCCCTGCCTGAAAGGCACGCTTAATACCTGAAAAAGCCGTACTTGCGGTAGCTACAGCCGCAGAAATAGTGACTGGATCGAACATAGTTTTTCCCGTAGTTTCATAAGTTTACTTCACCTTGCCGCCTTTCTTATACGCAGGAGTAGGACTCAAAAGGGTAGAAATAAACCCTAGTGGACCAACTTTCTTTACGGCTCCTTTTCCTAAATTTATTGCTCTTTTAAATTGATTTTTACGTATTTCATCTGTTCTTTTTTTTATTAGATCGCCATACAGTTTTTTACCCGCAGGATCTGTAAGGCGTGATTGACCGCTTTTGAGATCTTTTACATCTTTTTTTAAATCTACATTTCGTTCCTTAAGACGTTTATTTTCTTTTTGTGTGCGTATTCTTTTATTACGACGGGTTCGTCTATCTCTATCGGCCTCATCACCTCTACCAATAAACTCTTTATAGTAGTCGCTCATACTTTTTTTCTCAGGGCTATAATCTACCATAATTACTGTCCTTTTGATTTAATAAATTCTCTTTGCATCGCTGCATCTATACGTGCTGCGGTCTGTCGTTCCTGACTTGCCAACCGCTGTTGGAACTGATCGGCGCGTAATCTCTGATTCTGTGCATCAAGATTTAGTTTCGCCTGATCGTTCTGCGCATCGTTCTGTTCTGCCTGTGCTCTAAGCTGCAACTCCTTCTCCTTGAGCTGCACCAGAGGATCGGGTCCCTGACCCGAGGCCTGTTGTGATAGTTGTCTCAACTGCTGCATACCCTGCGCTACAAATTTAGCCTTAATACTTTCCATCATAAGTTCCTGTTGCTCAGGAGCCATGGGACCTTGATTACGCATTTCCATAATTGCCATTTCTTCCGCCTGTATCTGCACGTGTTCCATACAATGCTTCTGTAACGCTATGGCTGCCGGAGGCATATTTGCAATCATAGGGGACGCGCCAAAAACCAAATGCGCCATGATGTGAGACTCATGGTCTTGTCCCTGGAACGCTTTTAAGGTCACCATATCCAAAACATCTATATTCTCTTGTGCCGGATCTTTTGGAACAGGCTCTTCATCCGGTACACGCCGCATAATTCTGTCTGTGTCCTTAACCCCAAGCGCATCATACATATCACGATATACCTCATACATATTATGTAAATCAGGCGCTGCTCCCGCTAGTTGTAGTTTTGTTTGCGCTAATGCAATTCTTTGTGCCTGTGAAAAGACATTCGGGTCCGATACCGGTATAACATCCACTCTATCGTCAAAATCTGATGCCTTAACTGCACTATCCTCACCCTCAACAGAATACGGATACTCCCTCGGTAAACTCTCGCTCATCACCCTTGACAGGATCTTAAACTCCAGTCGCATCGCATAATGCAAACGTTTATGCACCGCACTCATTACCCGTGAACCCTGTTCCAATAAGGCTATAGTTGTACCTACAGCCGCCTGCTGATTGCCGTCACCGACCTTCATATCCGTGATGGTGGCAAATCTACGTCCTGCATCAACAACAAACCCCAATAACTGGAATAAGGTTCCGTCAGGACCTTTAAATGGCAGCGGCATTAGGCTGTCACGAATAGCCCCTCCGGGAGCGTCCACATCGCGGAACTCACCGGGCTGAAGCGGATCATCGTCGTCCCTGATCCGTAGTCCACGGGCTTTGAAACCCGCAGGAAGATTGGACAACGTACCGGCGTCGATTAGCTGCCTCAGTGCCGCTGTGGCGGTTCGTGACAACCCGCCAATCGTGTGAATAAGTCCCAACCCATAGAAACCAAAACCGGGTAGAAACTTATAGTGCACAAAATACTGTATCTTGCGCTTCATATCATCATCTTCACGATAATTACGGCGTATGGACAATATCTGTCCATTATCCTGACTAATTGTTACCACATACGGCACTTTTATGCCTGTCGGCTCTCCATTATCATCTTTTTCTTCATATCCCTCTATATCCAAATCGACATGACATTCTAGCAAAGTGCAGTCATAATCTATCTGATTAGGTGTCATACCGTCTATTCTGTTGATTTCATCGCTTACAGAATCGCCCTCAGCCTGTGCAGGAAGCACCGGAATATCCAAATAAAACCCCGCTATTTGCTTCTTTCTAAGCTCATTTAGCGATATGCGCAGCGTTTGTGTAATATTTGGACAGGTTTCAAGGTCAGAAGTCTCATATGGCACCACTAAATGCTCAGCCGGCACGAATTTTGACACTGCTCTGCCTAAATTTTCATCATAATACACCTTTTTAAACGTAGAACCGGCCAAAGGCAGGTAAAAAAGCATCTGATCTAGCTCAGGAGTGTATTCTTCCATCACATTTGTGATGTAATAATTCATAAATTGGCGTACACGCTGCGATTGTTGCTGTTTATCGCGTGTTTCGGCCCCAACTATGGCTGTTCGGACGGGACCCGAGGCCGGAAGTAGCTCATTAAACGCTTGTGCTTGGAATTGTGTGGCCGCTTCG